TTTCTTGATACTCATCCTTGATCTTCTTCCGTTCTTCCTTGTTCTTTTCCCGCAGTGCCTTGATCTTCTGCTTCAGCCCTTCTTTTCTCCCTTTGCTCTTGGTGTTTTTGATCTGCCGCCGGATAGCATCGATCTCCTTCTTAAGCTGTTCCTTCAGGCGTTCATAAGCCTCTTTTCGCTCAGCCATAATGCCTTCCTTTACTTCCTTCGCGGCAATCTTTCCCGCCTCATTCAGCGATGCTGTGGAAGCCCTTTGCGACCGCCCTTTAAGCTGTCGATGCTTCATGTAATACTCGTGGGCCTTTACCGGGTCATAATACTTACTTGCATATGCCATTATTCTTCCTCCTCGGCATCAACCTCAGCCTCAAGGGCATCAAGCTCGTCATCAATCTCTGTGTCCGTATCGTCCTCAAGCTCATCCGTTTCATCGCCGCCGACACCTGCCCGGGCCATTTCTTCCTCTTCCATCTGTTCAAGGATTTCATCGGCCTGATCGCCGTCACCAAGAAGGGTCAGCACCTTGCGGGTCACGTACTCACTCGTAAGGGCCGTAGAAGCCGCGAGAACCGTTTCTACATCCTCGCCCGTATTAATTAACATAGACCGTGTGAAAGACGGTTTAGAGGACATTCCTGCAACGCTGAGCAGTGCTTTCAGGAACTTGCGCACACAGTATTCGTATTGATCTGCCTTGATGTTCATAGGTTCATACGCCGCCTTAATCTGCGTAGCAGTAACAGCCCCGGATCGGATGTCATCCACATTAAGGGCCATATAATCCCGGTACAGGTCGCGCTCAAGCCTGTTCAGCAGGGTTTCCCGGGCTGAATAGGGGATCTCCACGGTCTGCGCCTGTACATCTGTGTCGCCGTCAACATCCGTTACATGGAGCATTCTCAGGCGGTCAAGAAACTTCGCCATATCCACATCATCCATACCCCCGGCATTGCGGATAATCCAATAAATTTGAGCAGTATCAAGGTCATTCAGGAAGCCGTTCTTAATAAGGTCATACGCATCAATCTGCTCCCGGATACCAACAAGCTCGCTCTGATGTTGCGGATTTGCCCACATGGGAACAATCGGGAATGAAGGATAATTTTCCCCGTCCATAATAACGGTGCCGTCAACCGGGGAGCTCCGCACTATCTGCTTGTATGCCCTTTTTGCATGGAGCACTTCGCCGTCGCCCTCGTTTTTCCGTAAATCCCACAGATAATCCGTGTATCCGTCTTCCTCGTACAACGTGGCCCGCAGGGGCTTTTGATCATCAACCTGCCACCAACGGATTCCCGCCCTCAGGGAACCGTTTTCCTCATCCCATAAGGGAACAAACTCTGTCAGGCGGAACACGTCAAGGTGATCGAGGTTCCAAAAGCCAAAAGCAACACCGTCCACCAATGCATCCCGACAAAGCTCCTGAAGGTCAGTATCAAAGTCTTCCCCAAGCTTATCGCCAACAGCCGGGTCATCCCACGTCACGCCGTTTCCGAGCAAATACTGATTCTGCTGTGTGATAAAGTAATTGAACAAGTTGCGCCGGGTCTTATGGTTCGGACTCCACCTGTCGGGCACTTCACGGCCCGTCAGCGTGCGCAGGGTCTTTTGATACCGCATGATGGATGTATTGCACTTGCGGTCATAATCCTGAGCCGTTACTGCATCCTGATAACCGCCTGTCGTCTTGTGCTGATAAATTGCCATGCGGGCAAACTCCATCAGCGCGTCATCCCGTTGGGGCACTTCCTGAAAGTCCTGAAAAGTAAACATGAGCCAAGCTCCTCCTTTTGTTGGCGGCTCTCGGCTCACGGCTTTCTCGGCTCTGCATATTATTGTATATAATTACATCGGCGACGTATACTGGGTCTTCGGCTTCACAATATGCATTGTCTTGACGAAATACCTCATGCTATCCATCAAGTGATCCGCCACTTTTATCGGGCGGTCTTCAATCTCGTTATCTTCCCAAACATATCCCTGAGCTTCCTTCTGCCAGTTCTTGCACTCAGGAGAAATCTTAACGCTTCCGCGCTTGAGCACTGTTGCTGTTTCCCGGATGCCATCAAGCACATCATTATCGGCTTTTTGCGCCTTGTACCTGTGCTCATGCTTCCTCAAAAGTGCTATAAATGACGAAGCTGAAGGATCAATGACGACGCGAAGAGGTCGCAAGGCCTCAATCCGCGCCTGAGTGTCTTGATCGTTGTACCCGTTATCCCTGCAAAGCTGTTCAAAATATCCGTCAAGCCATCGGTCAAGGTCTTGCGCGTACTCCTCATCGGTCTTTTGAATGCCCTTCTCGCGTCCTGAATAATAGTATTCGCTGACTGCGTACCATATGTTGTCATATTTGGCCCATAAAAGGCCCGCGAACGCATTTTGCGTACCATAGTCAAGAGAAAGTACATACTTGGACGCAAAACCGCAAGGAGGGGCTTCTAGTGCGTCGAGATACATAGGATAAATCAAGCCCTCAGCGAGCGACCATTCGCCTTCAATATACCGCTTGTAATAAACCGTGCCCGAATACTCAGTGCAAAGGTTCTGCACAAATTTTGGGGAAAGGAACGGATTATCAAAGATTGTATACTTTTGTATGTACGCATCTATATCGGGCCTGTCGATAAACTGCTTCAGCCAGTGCCCCGGCGTTTCCGGGTTGCAGGAACCGTCAAACCTGCTGTACGGCTTATCCAAACGGGACTGCAGGAGCGCAAACACATCCTTGTTCCACTTCGCTATCTCATCGCCGTAACAATACTTGATAGAAGCACCCTGAATCTTGCTCACCTGAGAGACTTTTTCCGCGCCCAAACAATACACGGGAACGCCACATATTATTGCTATATTGCGATTGTTTATCTCGCCAACTATTGAGGACGTGTACATCTCCCGCATGGGCTGAAGCACATTTCTCTCAATCGTTTCCTTTGTGACACCCATTATAACATTAAGGCCTGACTCCCCGCTCCGCTCAATAAGGCCATTAGGAATCACATGAACGACATCGACGAATGATTTTCCTGAACGAACCGCCCCAACTTTCAAGTTCCAACGTGCGTTCGCGTTCAGGATATATTCATTCTGTTTCCGGCTCAGACTGTAATCTCTTCGCATTTTCCTTGTTATTGAGCAGGATAGCCCTCAGAATATCAATAGCTTCCGTATCGGATACCTCCGCATGGTCGGACTGCCCGAGGTAATTCTTCCCGAGGAAGATCGCCATAGCCGCTGACTTTTGAGAAAGCTTCAACTGATTCTCCCTCAGTTTGATTTTTAGCGGCATAAGACTATTTTTCTCTTTGTACTCCTTAAAAGACATTCCATATGTGCGGACGCACCAACGGGATAACGTGTCCGGGTGAATCGGAATCCCCGTGTTTCTGTCGCGGAAAAACCAACAAATCTCCTCTTGCGTACACCCGTAACCGACCAAGTCTGCAAATTGGCCCTTGTCGAAATCCTTAGAAGGTCTGCCTGTTTTGCTACTGCCCATCATACCTCCCGATTATACTTTGCAAACACGAGCAAATGCTCCCCAATCTCCGCAAGCTCAGCGTTGCAGAACCTTCGTTCGTAATCGCACTCCGGTTGTCCTGCGCTCCTGCGGGCCGCACGTTCCATTGTACCCGGTTTTATTTCGATTGCCCCATCAACAAGAGCGGTCGCAACTTCAATCGGGCTCATATCATCCAATATCTCAATCATACTGCGCACCTCTTGAAACCATCATACTCCCGGAGTTCACGCTTCATCCTGCAAAGCTGTTTTTCGTAATCTGCTTTCAAATACTTCGACTTGCTCTTGGCAATCGCGGCTCGGATTTTGTCCATTTCCGCAACGTATAATTCTCTTTGTTTATCCATCAAGAGCCTCCTTAAACACGCGTCTCGAGCACCTCTACACGCTCTCGGCCCTGCATTCCCTCAAAGGTGACCTTTTGATTGTACTTGTAAATGATATCGCCGTTCTCGTCGTATCCGTCCGGCTCAAGCACACGCTCAAAAATCTTATACGGCGACTGACCGCGCCTTGGAGCGTTCCAAAGATACCGCAGGTAGTCTTTCATGGTCATACCCGAAAGCCGCGCCCTGTTTTCACTGCTGTTCAGGTTGAACCCCTGAGCCCGTACCATAGGGAACTCGAGGAAATACATATCCTTTTCAATATCAGACCAACGCACCTCCCCAGTCTTCTTGGCGATCTGAAGAGCCGCCGCGAAATGTCCTCGCGAATAATCCCATCCCGGAGGGAGAGCGCAACAACAGCAGTTGTCGGAGCATTCCTTAAAATGAGCATCGGATACATAGAATCTCATGCCGAGGTCATGGCAAAGTTCCTGCATATTGCGGATATACTTTTCCTTCACCTTTCTGTTCAGACGGAGATACCCGGAGCCATTGCTATACTTCCTGTAGAACTCGACAATATCAAACCCGGCGCAATCGCTGATAACCTGATAGTGCTCCCGGGCCTGAGTGATTGAACGCATCTCAAGACAGAAGAACTCAGTAGTAACTGCGCTCGCCCCAGCTTCCTTCGCTTGTTTAATCAGGTCGAGGTATGTCTTGTCAGAAACTCCAACGATAAATGGGCGGAGGCGAAGAGTAGTACCTCCCTTGCTGAGGGTATTGTACATCTTCATGGCTTCAAGCCGTTTCTTGGGGCTCGACACGCCAACCTCAATCTTCGATGCATCCTTCTCATCAAGCGTGATAATGCTGAACTTCACATTCCAGTTATCTGCGCCACGGAAAAGCTCTTGATACTTCGGATCGAAGAATACCCAAGAGGACTTGGTTGAAAAGCAAATCGGGTAATTGATTTCCTTGAGGTACTTGAGAATCTCGTATGTCACGCCATATTTCTTCTCAAATCCATCAAACTGATCACTCAAACCGCCATACTGTATGGGCCTTCTGTCCTTAATGTACTTCCAAAACTGGTTGTTCGGATCATGTCCCCCAAAAAGTTTCTTGATCTTTTCCGGGTCAACTGCCTTCACCTTCTTGGCGAAATAGTCTTCCTTCGCCCCGCCGATTCCGCGCTGATACTGAGAAAAGCAGTATACGCATCCGAAAGAACAGTTACTGTAAGTGTCAAAAGTGACAGGAAGAGAGCAATCTGCAATCTCGCCTGTCCACCTCGGAGATGAATATCCGTATTTTACCTGTTCGCTCAAATCTTAGCCTCCAAAATGTAGTCGCCCTTGTCTTTACCAATTACCTGCATCCCGCATTTTCTTGTGTAAAAACGCAGTCCGCTCAACGTCTTCGTGAATATCCTTGTGCATCCCACGAGCCTTGCTTCATCGACAATCTTATTGTACATAAAACGCCCCACGCCTTGCCCCATAAGCTCCGCATCGACGGCGATTCCGATGATGCGGAACCCGTTCTGCGTTACATACCCGTATGCAATCGCGTCATTATCCTTCCTGAGGGCAATGAATTTATCCGGGCCCGAAGAAAACAGAACCAATCTTGCATATTTCACATCGTCAACGGCCTGTTGATTCTGAGACTTTTTCGCAATGTCGCGGAATGTCTTTTCGTCGAAACCTTTATACAAATTCATATTGTTCACTTCTCGGCTCCCGTAAGACCCGTCCTGAGCCATAATTTCTTTCTCTCCGGACGAATTCCGTTCCACCCATGAATTTCCCCAAGGAACCGATCCGGAAACATTTCTCGGCGCAATTCGAGGCATTCTCGCCAAAGATAATCAAATTGCGGCAATTCGCGTTGATAATCCCGTATCACGCCAAGCTGTCTGTCGTGATGGAACCCGCCATACCGTGCGTTTTTGAAAAGGTTCCTGAAACTGCATATCTTACCAATGAACATTGATATTTCTGCGTTTTGCTCAGGGTACGTTTGTTTTATTTGGTCTTGTATTACGAGGAGTTTCTTCGACAGGAACATTTTTTCCGCTGAGGTCACGGTCTTTTCCCGGTCGAACCTGTTTGCCCTTTCATCCTCGTAAAAAATGTTGTACACACCGGATGTGAGGTTGGCGCAATTTTTCCAGTCGATCATAAGCGGTTCTTTTACCCGTAACGACAGATAATCCCCAAGATATACGATCATTTCCATGAAAAGGTCAGATGCAAAACGCCCAACATTTTTTATCTTGCAAAGCTCGCGCTGGACAATCCGGTAATTCTTCTCAGGGGAAAAAGTGCAAAGCTTCCTCACCCACTTGTACGGCCTTCCTGCAGTAACTATTTCCCAGTCTCTCATAAGGCCGGGAAAATAGTCATTGTTCTTCGCATATTTACGCGCAGACCCGAAGTTCAAAACTGACTTGTACTGCTTCCAAATCTCACCCGGGCCATGATTTCTCAAGAGTTCCCAAAGCAACAGGCAAGTTATCTCGTTATAGGTTGCGGACATTATAAAACTCAGATTGACCGCATCGTCTGCTCTCAGTTTCTTTCGTTTTATCCACTCTCCCAAAAAACGATAGTGTATCGACGGAACCTCGTGCTGATACTCAACGAATTTCTTCAAACGGTAATCAACCCCATTGTCGTTGGGGATATGATATATGTCACTCAAATCTCTTCCTCGATAATTTTATACATGTCCCGGAGAGGAACCTTGCTAGTATCAATTATCCTTGTCGGTATGCCAGCCGCCTTCATTTTCTCAGCGGCCCGGGATGCTGTGAAATACTTGTTTGCAATACTGTCCTCATTTACTTCTTTCCCGCCATTGCGTTCGCGAATTCGGTCGAACACATACTGCAATGGGGGTTGAAGCAATATGCCGGAATACCTGTATCCCAGAGCAACGCACGCCCTGTACAACTCGTATGTGAGTTTGAACGTGACTCCATATAGCACTCCTTCAAAGACAATTGCGTTTGCTTTTTCCAACCGGGCGATTCTCAGTATTGCATCAAGAAGGACATCTCTGTCTGTGATATTTCCGTCGATCCCGCCGCTATACGAGTTTCTGTCATATCTTCCAAGGACTGCAATCCGTGATGACTCGTCGAAATAGTATTCACACAAGCTGTTCCGTACTATTACCTGCCTTTTCTCATAGTTTCCGCGCTGAAGAAACTGCCTGACAGCCGTCGTCTTTCCAACAGAATTAGTTCCCCTCAGTTGGATCACTTTCATCCTGCACACCATCCTGAAGATCGGAAATATCGTACACGACACGCTTGATCTCTTCTACGCCAAGAAGCTCCTTAACAAGCTCTTCCTGAACCGGGAGATATGTAATGATCACGCGCTTCTTTGCGAGATATTCCTCCTCATGATCGCTATACTCTTCAATGACCTCCTCATCATACGGCTCAGGTTCCATATCGTCCTGAAGCATAGTGAGCTCGAAATCGCCAAAGCCGAAATCAGTGAAATCAAAATCATCAATCAGGCTTTTCAACTCATCCCCGAGGAGCGATCTGTCCCAGTCAGACTTTTCCGCAGTCTTGTTATCTGCAATACGGAATGCGGCAATCTGCTTCTGAGTGAGGTCATCTGCAATCACGCAGGGAACAGTCTCAAGACCAAGCTGTTGAGCGGCCTTATACCGGGTATGACCTGCGGCAATAACGCCGTTCTTGTCAATCACGATGGGAACCTTGAAGCCAAACTGCTGAATGCTGTTCGCAACATACTGCACAGCATCGTCATTAATTCGCGGGTTCTTTTCATACGGCTTGATTTCTGAGAGCTTTTTTTCAATTACGTTCATGAGTTACCTTCCTTTGTCTTTATTTGTTCAAAAACCGATTTTAAGCCCTTGATTGAATATTTTATCAACAAAGGTATTAAAATCGGTCTCGAGCCATTCTCGGCATTTTAAAACATATTCTCGTAGCTACCCCGGCAGGATTCGAACCTGCAATAATCGGAACCAAAATCCGATGCCTTACCGTTTGGCGACGAGGCATCAGTCGGGACGGAATGATTTGCACATTCTCGGCGGCTATTCAGCCGTTTCCTGCGCCGGAGGTTCGCAAACGCGCCACCTTTTCCCCGAACCTTAACAGTGCCATTATTACCCGCACCCTCCCCTGAGGGAGCCCCTTACTACATGGGCAGTCTATCCCGAAAAAGGCCGTCCTTCCAAAGATTGTCAGGCAGACGTATTCGCCCCTCGCGATTGCTCCGCTCCTGAACGGTAGCGGCTTCAACTCTGCCATGGCTGTGAACTGTTCGCGGCCCATAGTGTATTTCATTTCTAAAACAGGAAGGGAAGGATTCGAACCCCCATCTGCGGTTTTGGAGACCGCCGTTCTACCATTGAACCACCAACCTACGTTTCCCGGCTTTCGGTCGGACAGAAATTACCGACCGGGCCATGTATTCACAACCGCCGGGAATGCAGGGTCTCCCGAACCGATGCACCGATTAACATCAACGAGTCGTCGGATTTCTCCTGCCCCGAGCGATGTATTCGTTCTCCCTGCCATCGCGCTCAGGCCCCTTTTATATCGGCCTTTGTACTTGCCTGTTTCTCTGCTGACGGAGCCACCCGCCCTCCGCTTTCGAATAACGTCAAAACGGAAAATCCGGCTATCTTCGGGAAGGGCTTGCACCTTCATCTCGTGAAACTAATCACGCGCTTTCCCTGTTTCCCAATTTAAGCCACCGAAGATGATTGTCAGGCATTACCTCGAGGATAGCCTGAGCAGGAATGCCCGGAATCGAACCGGGTTGCGATGCCACGTCCGAAAAACATCGGCTCCCGCGATGAGACCCCGTCGGTTGTCTCGCTGAGCCCATTCCCCACCCCATGGAAGCCCGCACGCCCGCAACAAGTCCGCATGATGACTTGAGGCAATCTGCGGGAATAACGGTGAACACCCGGGGCTTGTTCAAATTGTCACACCCGGAGTTGAACCGGGGTCTTTCGCGCCAGTACGAAATGCTCTGCCGTTGAACTATGTGACAGCCTCATAAGATTGGAGGAAAAATACCTCTGACCGCTACGGACGGTCAGTCCGGCTTTCACGGAACCGCTGAAAACATCGAGGGAAAAGACGGGCTTGAATTCCACATTACCAACACACTTTAAGGGAATTGCTTGTTCCATGTTAATTATAACACATAGAACAGCCTCGGGAAAGTGCTATTTTTCCTGCGTATTAAACCTCACTCCATAAAGGCGGTACGTCTCGTCGCAATATGCGAGGATATCAGCATTCTCCGGGTCAGTAATCTTGTACACCTCATCCGCGACAGCATTGCAATACTGTACCATCTTATTCCGCCCGTCGTACTGCCCATCTTCCGGGATCGGCTTCCAATGGAATTTCTCAATCAGCACCCGGGCCGTGGTTGCCATCAGTAAAGACATACAGCTTACGACATTATCAAGCGGGTGATTTTCCCGGAAAGCCTGTTCCCGGCGTTCCCACTCATCAACCGCCGCTTGCATGGCATTCTTTTCCCGCTCCTCCATAATGTCATCCACCTGCTTGCGGGCATCATCAACAACCCGCTCCCGGAACTCCCGCAGGATGAGCTTGTCATGCGCCTCAAGCTGTTCCTTCGTGAATGTGTAAGTTGTGTTCTGCATCTTTGCGGCCCTCATAGCCGCGCCCTTCTTGCCCATACATTGCCTCCCAATCAAAGCTTTCGCTCAAGCCTATCAATAACATCCTGCGCCGTAAGGAATCCCACAACGGAATCTCCATCGTATGGAAGGACAACAGGATTCCCCATTACTTCAAGGAGCCCCTGCTCGTATCCATAGCTCCCTTTGTGGCATATAGCATCCCATAGTACAATGTCCCCTGCATAAACGATAAGTTGATGCCGCATGGTTTTATCTGTGTGTCCGTCTTCCGTTATAACTTCATCTTGATCGATACGCTTGTAATTGTAATGTTTTTCCTTGAGATACTGTTCCAGTTTATCAAGCTCGCTCATCATCATCATGTGCCCTTTCCCATGCATACAGAGCCACCGCAAATATGAACACGGCGGCGGTCAAAATTCCCAAAAAGAAAAGAACAATCAGTATTACCGTGCATAAAAATTCACTCAATCAATCATCTCCTTCAACTCCTTTTCAAACACCTTTTCCATGTCGAACACATTTCCGTAATTGCCATATTTTCGGGAGCAATACTTTTTCATTGGCGCAAGTATTTTTGACTGTAAATCCTTCAACCGCCGCCAGTATTCCGGGAGATACCTGTAAATATTGCAGAGCTCCCGTCTGTTCTTGTTGCGACAGCACCAACACGAAACTCGGTCAAGGATATCATACAAATCAATATCTCCCTCTTGCCAGTTCCAACCGCGCTCCCGGCAGTACCGCAGACAATCAGCCTCACTCATGCCCCAATCAACCAACGGATATTCCTTGTATTGCTTTTGATTTTCAGCCCGTTTCATGCGATATTGCTCGTCTGCGGCAATGCCGACATATACCACGGCTTTTTGTTGCCTGATATACCTGTTTACGGTATCGGTTTTTTCTCCAGTTCCCCAACGACAGGGGCCTCCACACCATCCATATCCGTATTTTATTCCCCCGTCGAGCTTGTGAATTGGCCTTTCCAACATGGAATATATAAACGGCTTTTTCGGTGCCATTTCAATCAGTGTCACCCCATGCTCACGCAGGACTGGACGCAGTTTGTCACGGTTCCTGTAAATTGCATCAAATTCCATGCCCGTGTCATAAAAAACCACCTCGTCAAGCGGCCTTCCTTCCTCAAGAAGCCGCAGTACCATCGCCAAACTATCTTTCCCGAAACTAATACTTGCAATATGTTTCACACACCACGCTACACGCCATGTGTAAACGTGGAAACAATAAGATTGCCATGCTTGCCGGGGATTTTGCCTCGGCTTTATCGGCCGCTATGGTTAATTATTACCCGGGGCCATATCTGTTCTCCACCCCGGAACCGGGTTTACCCGGGATCGTGTTAATCCTTTCCTTCTTCCTTGTCTTTGCTTTTAAATCCGATTCCGAACCTTTCGCCAATAGGGGCCGTTACTGTCCGATACCACTGCTCGCCGATATTCTTGATGTACTCCGCGCCCTCTTTGGCCTTTATAATTGCAGAGCATCCTTCGTAATACGAAATCATCTCAAGTGCGGCCCGAACGGCCTTTGTGTACTCAACAAGCGATTCCCACTTGTCCTCATCGGGTTTCTTTTGCCATTCCTTGAAGTGCTCATAGTGCTCGCCTTCCTCAAAGCCCTCAAGCCCTGCCCTCTGACCGCACAGGTATTCAATGCGCCGCTCGCAATCGTCTTTATAGCTCATGCTCATTCCACATGCTCCTTTCCTGCCGCATCCGACAGAATCTTTTTCAACCTGTGTCTCCGCGCCTGTATCCCCCTGACACTGTGTCCGACGATAGCTGACAATTCCGTATCCGTCTTTGCGTGCTCAATAATCAACATATCCTGTTCATACGTCCACATATTGGGCCCGCAGATTGTTTTCCCGTAATACCGACGCTTCTGTGCATTGCGTGTCTTACGAAACTTGTCCATGTCTTTATAATCCTTCTTCCGAAGCATTAAACGGCCCTCCTCCGTCAGTCATACCACCGCATATCCGCACCGCATCCGGGGCAGAACTCCGGGTATACCGAAATATAATTCGGGTCAACAGCACACCCGCATTTACTGCATTCCAAGTATTCCTTGCGTGTGAATAAACGCTTTTTTGAAATCCAATGCCCATATATCACCGGGCGAAGATCTCCATCTGTCATTTACTCATCCTCCATGCCAAAAAGGCCGAACTTGCCCCCAACCGCATGAAGGGTCAAAGCCAAATGAATCACAGCACCTTTAAGCCACTCACCACGCTCCGGGTTAAGATTCTCTTCCAGTTCTTCTCGCGTCATGTCCGACAGGCAGACAGCCTGATATTTGCCGTCGCGCTTTATCCGCAGGTAAATCCCGTCAAGATTTCTGTTCATTCGCTCACTCTCCTATTCCAAGCTTCTATGGCTTTATCTGAACGTCCCCATTCGCCGCTATTACAACGGCATAATGTACATCTGATTCTTGTCTTCAATCGTCCTCCAAATGGCGGATAATGCTGTGCCATCTCCGCTTCCCCGCCACAGAACGGACAAGACTTCAATCTTATGTCACTCATTCGCTCACCTCACATGATCATGATCCGCGCTATATGGATACTTGCGCATAGCCATGCTTTCCGCCAATCCGCGCTCCAATTCGCGATCACGCATCCAATCGCCCGTATGGATTTCAATCGCCCACGTCCTATATGCAATCTGTGGAATATCAATCAGTATTGCCATTCTCCACCTCCCGTTTCTTGGAATAACTGCAATAATCGCCCGGTTGCATCCACATCCGCATCACTGAGCACTCTGCTCCATGCTCGTGGTTGAATCCATCATTATCGATCCAATGTTTGCATTCCCGGCACCGGGTCAGTATTCCGTGGTTGTCTGAATATTGAAAATCTGTTCCGTCCGTGATGTAATCAATAATCATTTCAACGTGCGTCATGGTTCAACCTCCCGCCGTTCTGCATAACTGCAATAATCATCATCTTTCATTCCCATAAAGCCATGCGCCATATTGCAATATTCCGTGTCTCTCAGTTTGCAATCCCGGCACCGGATGATTTCGGGCTGTGCAATGGTCGGCTGTCGTTCAATCACTTCATAGAAAATTCTCCTGTCTTCACCATCCTCAAGAATCACATTGTGCATTTCGGCAATCAGCGCACCCGCATCAATTAGGCGTGGCATCTGTTGTACCTCACTTTCTCGAAAAGCCTATCTCCCCTGTCACCTCTCCAATATCGGTTGCTAATAGTACTCCTGTTTAATCCTGTTATTTTTGACCATTCTGTAATGTTGTGAATTTCCCCATTCCACTCGATCAAAATACTGTTTCTCCTGTTTTTGTCCTGTTCAAACATCGTTGCCCAACGGCAATTCCCCGGGGAATAGTTTCCATTACTGTCTATCCTATCCAGTGTTGCCCCTTCAAAATATGGATGTTCATTTACCCATTTTTCAAAGTTTGAAATATCATGCCAAGCGTCGCAGACTTCAATTCCTCTGCCACCATAGTATTTATAACTAGGGTCTTTTGTTCTGTAACATCTACTATGCATACAGCGGTAACTGTTGTACCACGGCTTTTTATAAAAAGCCTGTCCCTTAATCAGTCTCATGATTATCCTCCTTCTGTAAACGCGGACACCAATCAGGTCGGTAATGATGCCACCGCAGTCGGATTGGTTCGTAGGAACGCATCACGCAGTACCGCTCGTTAGTCATCTTGTTCACATCAACGTATGAGCACGTTGTACAGCACTTCTGATTCATTCCGGTTCATCCTCCTTGTACGGTTCCGGCAGGGGCATCCATGCAATGACATCGATTCTCGTTCCCGCCACTCTGTATTCGTCCCACGGACTTGCCCAAAATCCGTTATCGCCGTCATAGTAAGTTGCCATCTCGGTGTATCGCTTATTCTTGTTCCCATTAACGATATAAGTGATCAACACTTCTTCACTATTTTCCGGCATCCTCTCCGTAACCGGAATCCACAGCTGTTTAGGCCATGTCTCCTCCAGTTCGGACACTGTCTTTCTGATGGCCTTAGCCCACCGATGACAGCAATGTGCATCCTGATCGTACTCTTTGCAGTCACGGCACCACTCGAATTCTTCC